GTGCGAGCGCGGTCGCCCTTCACCCGTGCGCGCGTGGCAGCTGCATTTAGGGCGATGTTCAGGTAGGAGGCAGCAACCTCAGCGTTGCGGGCAGCGAACCGCGGCTCAACGATCTCGGTGTAGGCCATCTGGTTTTGGAAGGTCTCCAGCGCGGCATCGTACACCGCATCGATCTTGTTGTCGATCTGCTGGTCTTCCTCGTCCTTCTCGGGACCTGACTTGTCCGACTGTAGCTCAGCGAGCTCGCCTTCGGTGACGGCTTCGTAGGCTGCCAACTCACCAGTTTCCTGTGCCGTCTGAAACAGCTCATCAAGCGGGTTCATCATCTTCGGCTTGCTTGTCATCATCGTGTCGCTCATACGGCTCTCCCCATCTGTGGTGCCTGGCGCTGGCGAATCCCAGCAAACATCGTCTTCTCGGTGATGACCCGGAAGGTAGCACCGTTCTTCTCAGCGAAGCCTGCAGCGGCCTTCCACTTTGCGTCATTGACGAGGAGGGCCTGCTTGTCACGATCCGTGGAGCGAGGCGTGGCCACCGTCTCCTTGTACGGTTTGATCTCGACGATCTCCTTGCGAATGGAACCGTCCTGGTGCTTGTACATGACGATCATGTCTGGGAAGTAGCGATGTTGCCGCATGTCAAGCGGGCTGATGTATGGGATGGCAAGCTCCTCAGAGCCCCAGCGAATGATGGCGGCGTTCGTGTCCAGCCACTGCATGAAGCGCAGCTCCCATGAGGAACGGAACATCACGCGGTTGACGTTGCCCGCGTACTTCTGCGGATTCTTCGGAATGAACCGACCGTAGGCAGCCATCAGCCGCCTCCGTCGGTTGAACGTACGATCTTGGCATTGTCAGAACCGAGAGTTGAGCTGTCAGAAGCAGTTGGGCGGGTGATCGAGGTGTAAGTGGACTTTGCGCTGGAGGCCGCGCCAGTAAGTAGGTCACTTGCACCTGCACTGACCAGGCCGTTGATGCCCCGACCAACCGAGCTTAGTGAGCCAGCGATGGCCGTGGCGAATGGCCCAGAACCGGCAACGCTTTTCACTGCCTTGTTGACAGCATCGCTCGTGATCTTCTGAGCAGCGCGCGCTGCTTGGTTCGTAAGGATGTTCAGGTACGGATTGCCGCCACCACCAGGTGAGATACCCTTGACGCTAGCTGCAGTTTCCTTCGGCGCGTTCTTGCCGTTGAGGATGTCAACAGGCGCATTCGTAACACCAGGAACGGTGATGTTGTAGATCGGACCTGGCGTTGAGTAGAGCGTACCTGTCTTTACCATCTCCATCCAGTCGTAGTCGAACTGCATGGTGAGAAGGGACGGATCAGATGACTCGTGCGTCAGGTCATCAAGGTCAAAGGAAGTGATGCGGGGGTTGATGAAGTCGTAGACAACCATCTGTGGGTCGATGCTCTTTGAACCACCACCATCGTTGCCCGATGGATTGACGAACATCTGCTTGACTCGAATGTAAGCGATGGAGCCACCGACGGCTGAGTTGATGACGCCACGATGGGCAATGTCATCCCTCTCGACCGTGCCCAGACCGCTCACTGATGAGAAGGCCATGCCGCTATCATCAGGGGTAAGCAGGGTGTTTGGACCATCAAGCGTGCCATCACGGGAGAGAGCCCGCTTTGTGATTGGCGAGTGCAGGAACATCAGCGTACGGAAGAAGTCAAACACCCGATTGCCGGTGTCGTCCATGAAGGTAAGGGTCAGCTCGCGGTGGCGGATCTTCTTGAGGACCTTCGTGCGGAAGTTGTAACGATTGACATCATCCTCGTATTCGAAGTCAACCTTTGGCCGATCGACAGCCTTAATCATGAAGGTGAAGTCGTTGGCTGACTTTCCACCAAGCACCTCGCGATAGGCATCGACCGCTTCAGGTGTAAAGGCGAACTCCACCTTGAACAGGAACTTCAGCTTCGGTCGGAAGTTCGTGCCGCCAGAAAGAGCTGACGCGTAGGATGATGAGTACCACGTGTAGGGATCGCGCTTGCCAATTTTTGTGCCGGGAACAATGGTTCCAGGCAGTCCAAGGGAGCCGCGGACAAAATCCTCCACGGCCGACCCGAAGTGATCGGTGGCCTGCTTTTCTAGTGCGACCTTGGTCGAGCCCAGGATGGCTGAGATATCTGGCATGAAGAGCCCTACATAGCGTGGCTGTATTTATGGGCGCCGGGAAACAACAAGGGGCTCCGAAGAGCCCCTGCTGATGGAAGACGAAACACCTTAGGAGATGTTGCCGCCGAGGGCAGTGCCGTAGCCTGCGCCGGATTCGAGGTGACGTGCATGGTCGAAGCGGATGGACATCGTGATCGTGGCTGCTTCCGAAGCGGAGTAGTCACGGTCGCCAAAGTCAGCTGACATGATCTGAGCACCTTCGAGGAACCAGGTCTGAACCACACCTTCGTCGCCGTCGAGTTGATCGATGACAGCAGCGAACTTGTAGTCGGAACCGGTAGCCGCGGTGTTCAGCCAGCGACCGTCGAGGTCCGTGCCGATGATGCGTTGCTGCGTTTCGAGTTGGGACTTGACAACTGTAGCGGCGAGGCCGGTGATGTCGTCTTCAACGGTGACGTTGATTGGTTCCCAGCTGTACTTGCCGGCAACGTAGGCCGTCGAGTTGTAGCGGTGCAGCGCGACTTCTTCGAACGTGAGGTTCGGTAGAGTGATCGTGGTGACCTGCATCGTGAGGTTGCGGGAGTTGGTACCTGCAATGAGCTGGCCCATATTCCGGAACGTGATGCGGAACTTGTTCTTCAGACGTGGGTGCAGGATACCTGCACCTGCGCCTGGAATGCCGAAGTTTGCGAGAGTTGCCATGTATGCTCCTGATACGGGAGGGTTGTTCGTTCGTAGGCCTATTTATCGCGCGGGTCTATCTGGTACGCACTTCTGGATCAGACAGCTTTACCGTTGACGTACATCGCTTCAAATGGGGAGTTGACCACTCGTGGAGAACGCTCAGCCTGAATGCGTCCTTTGAGAGCGGCGATAAGGTCAGGAGTAAGATCTCGTGAGCGCATGCCACCACCGAGGAGGACATGCACTGGAACTGGTTCGTCGCCATTGATCAGGCGGACCGCCTTCATCCGACCGCGACCCTCATGCCCCGTGATCTTCGGCGCCTTGCCATCTTCCTCAAATGGCTGGGTTGAGACAGTTAGGAATGGGATGCCGAGGGCGTAGCCGTCCTTGACAAGCTCAACCAGCTTCTGGGCAGTGGCGTCCTGGTGACCTTCATCATCCAGCACGATGTCAAGGAACATGGACGGCTTCATGAGAACCACAAAGCCATGGTAGTACACCGACTGGTTGAATGGAACCGAGCCAAGGCCGTCCTTGGCCGAGAAGGTAACCTCACCTACTCGATAGTCATCCTCAGCCAAAGCGGGCGTGAACTCAGCAACTGCGCCCAGCTTCTTGGCGTAGATCTCTTGTTCGTAGAGGAACTGCTTGAACGTTTTCATGGTTCTATTTACGACAATGGGAGACCGAAGTCTCCCATTTGGATCGAGCGGGGTCGCTTAGACTACGAGCGGACCGTAGGCAGCTTGTGCTGAGACGAGGTCAGCAAAGATGCTGGCTTCATCAACGAGGGTTGGTGCACGGGTGGCAACGAGGTACTGAACCACGTACTTCGTGACCAACGGATTGGCAGTGATCTGCACCGAGACGATCGTAGCCTTGCCGATGCCGAACGATGCCGGCATTACGACGAAGACTGCTTGGCCTGGTGTGTAGGCGTAGGTTGCGGTTGCCATGTCCTATCCTCAGATTGCCGCGCCGGTGGAGACCACGCGGATTGGGATGTAGATGAATTCGGCTGCCTTCACCGGCTTGATGGCCACGTCGAGCCAGAGCTCGTTGCGATCAACGCGATCAGCGGTGTTGTTCGTGCCATCGCAGATCGAGGCGAAGTCGTACAGACCACGCTTGATGAGGATGTCGTTCATGATGCCGTCCGAAGCCGTCTTCAGGTTGTCGCGGGTCAGCTGGTCGTTTGGCTCGAAGACGAATGGCAGAGCACCCTTGCGAAGTGCGCGGCGGAGGTACATGACCAGACGAACGACGTTGATGCGGTCCAGAGCCGAAGCTGCTGGAGCAGACGTCTTCTGGCCCCACATCAGGAGACCGCGACCTGGGAAGAACACGATCGGGTTGATGTTCTTGTCGTACTCGTACAGGTTGTCACGTTGACCTTGGTTGAGATTGCTCTCGATGAAGGTCGTTGCGGTACCTGCCGTGCCGCTGAAGTAGCCGACCTTCGAGACACCGACGATCTGGCCGCGTGAGACACCAGCTGGTGGGGTCCAAACGTAGCCAGCGTTGTCGCTGTTGGCGATGACTGCGAGAGCCGTGCCGGAAGGCGCTGCGAGAACGTTCGTGCCGTCGATGTTCGAGGCAAGGCAC